AGTAGGAAGCTAAAATGAAACTAATTAAAGAAGTATTCGACACAACTAATCTTATCGTTGAAGGTAAAAACGGTAAGAAGGATTACTTTATTGAAGGTATCTTCCTTCAATCAGCTCTAAAGAACCGCAACGGTCGTATGTATCCAGAACATGTTATGGATAGAGAAGTCGGTCGTTATATGCAAGAGTCAGTAAAAATGAATCGCGCATACGGTGAATTAGGTCACCCAGATACTCCAAGCATTAATCTTGACCGTGTATCCCACATGATCGTTGACCTTCGTAAAGAAGGTACTAACTACATTGGTCGCGCAAAGATTATGGAAACCCCAATGGGTAATATTGCACGTGGTCTACTAGACGGCGGAGCAAACCTTGGTGTTTCATCCAGAGCACTTGGTTCATTAAAAATGAACAATGAAGGTGTTAATGTGGTGCAAGATGACTTCATGTTATCTACTGCCGCTGACATCGTTGCTGACCCATCTGCTCCAGACGCTTATGTCCGTGGTATCATGGAAAGCAAGGAGTGGGCTTTTGTGGATGGAAAATTTGTGGAAAGAGATATTGAGGAAACTCAGAAGTTTATTCGTAAGGCATCAAGCAAGCAATTGCAAGAAGCTAAAGTAATAGCCTTCCAACATTTCCTGAGTAAAATTAAATAATTTATAAATAATCTTATAGAACTATCCAGTTAGGAGAACAACCGATGTCAATCGAACAAAAAATCGCCGAACTTCTTGCTGAGTCACGCAAGGCTCAGGAGATCCAAGAAGAAAAAGTTAAACCAGATGGCGCACAAGGTGGTAGCGATTCTACTACTCAAGGTGCACATGCTGCTGACAAATCTGGTAACCCATCTAAGGGTGACGCAGTTAAACCAACACATGCTGGTGAAAACCCAGACGTAGCACGTAACAACGTGACTGACGAAAAGCAAGCCGAAGTTTCTCACGAAGCTGGCGCTTTCAACCCAAAGAATGGTGACCGCACTTCTATCCGTCAAGGTGACGCAGTTAAGGCTGGCGTTAAAGAAGACATGGACGCACTATTCACTGGTGAAGAACTAACAGAAGAATTTAAAGAGAAAGCTACTACAATCTTTGAAGCAGCCGTTATGGTTCGCGTTAAAGATGAAGTTGCCCGTCTTGAAGAAGAATTTGCAGCAAAGCTAGAAGAAGCTACTGCACAACAAATTGAGGGTCTTGTTGAACAAGTTGATGGATACCTTGGCTATATCGCCGAGCAGTGGATTGCACAGAATGAATTAGCCCTTGAAAATGGCATTAAGTCCGAAATCGTTGAGAGCTTCATCACTGGTATGAAGGGTCTATTCGAAGAACATTATATTGATGTTCCAGAAGAGAAGTATGACGTACTAGGTGAGATGGAAGAAACTATTGCTTCTCTAGAAGCAAAGTTGAACGAGCAAGTAGAAACTAACGTTGCTTTAACTAAGCAATTGTCTGAGTCTGCTAAAGCTCAAATCGTAGCAGAAGCTGCTGAAGGTCTATCAGACGTTGAAGCAGAAAAGTTCCAAGGTCTAGTTGAAGAACTAACTTTTGAATCTGCTGAAGTGTTCGCAACTAAAGTAAAGACTTTACGTGAGAGCTATTTCACTAAACAAACTACTGAAGTTAAGTCAGTTGTAACTGACACTCCAGTCGAAACTCTAACTGAAGAGAAGAAAGTAGAAATCGATCCTTTGATGGCTCGCTACGTTTCTGCTCTAACTAAATAATCTTTTTATCTTAAAGGAAAATAGAAATGACAACTCGTCAACAACTAATGGAAAAATGGGCACCAGTCCTTAATCACGAAGGTGCACCAAAGATCGCTGATAACTACCGTAAGGAAGTTACTGCTGTTCTACTAGAAAACCAAGAGCGCGAAATGCGCAAGCAAGCTGAAGCACTTTTCGAAACTGCTCCAACTAACTCTACTGGTGGCCAAATTGGCGTAGTAGGTTCTGGCGCTGGTATCGGCGGTGTTGCTGGTTTCGACCCAGTGTTGATCAGCTTGGTTCGCCGTGCTATGCCTCAACTTATCGCTTATGATATCGCTGGTGTTCAGCCAATGACTCAACCAACTGGCTTGATCTTCGCAATGAAGTCTCGCTATGGTTCTCCAAGCGGCAACGAAGCTCTATTCAACGAAGCTGATACTGACTACTCTGGTACTGGTACTCACTCTACTACTCTAGACGGTGACACTCTAGCATCTCAAACTAACGGTACTGGTCTAGCGACTACTGCTGCTGAGCGTTTGGGTCAAGGTGGTTCTGGTGACGGTACTTTCGGTCAAATGGCATTCTCTATCGAGAAGACTTCTGTAACTGCAAAGACTCGCGCTTTGAAGGCAGAATACTCTATCGAACTAGCACAAGACATGAAGTCTGTGCATGGTTTGGACGCTGAAGGCGAATTGTCTAACATTTTGTCTGCAGAAATCTTGACTGAAATCAACCGTGAAGTTGTGCGTACTGTGTACCGTACTGCTAAGGTTGGTGCTCAAGTTGGTACTGCTACTGCTGGTACTTTCGACTTGGACGTTGACTCTAACGGTCGTTGGTCTGTTGAAAAGTTCAAAGGTCTATTGTTCCAAATCGAACGCGAAGCGAACGCTGTTGGTCAATTGACACGTCGTGGTCGCGCGAACTTCATCATCACTTCTGCTGACGTTGCGTCTGCATTGGCGATGGCTGGTGTTCTTGACTACACTCCTGCTTTGAACGGTAATAACAGCTTGAACGTAGATGACACTTCTACTACTTTCGCTGGTGTTCTAAACGGCAAGTACAAAGTTTATGTTGATCCATATGCAGCTAACATCTCTGCTAACCAATACTTCGTTTGCGGTTACAAGGGTACTTCTGCTTTCGACGCTGGCTTGTTCTACTGCCCATACGTTCCTCTACAAATGGTTCGTGCTGTTGATCCAAACAGCTTCCAACCAAAGATTGGCTTCAAGACTCGTTACGGTCTAGTTGCTAACCCATTCGTTAACTTGGATGATGGCACTTCTGGTCAAGACAACTTGACTTCTGATGCTAACTACTACTACCGTAAAGTTAAGGTTACTAACCTAATGTAATCGGCTAAGTCGGTTTTAAAGAAGCCGACGTAGAAGCGGT